CGCGCTACCCTATGGCCGGGATCAATTCGTGCCCGACCGCGTTCCGGATGACAAGTTCCGTATCTTTTGGGCAGGTTCCGTAACGCATAACCATGACTTAGCCATCCTGCGCGATCCGATTAAACGGCTGTTGCCTTTGGCTGACCGGGTTAAATTCGTGATGGGCGGCTATGTTGACAGCGACCCGGTGTCAAAGCAATATTGGGATGGCATGCTGAACTCATTCACCGCGTGCCGTGCAATGCCACACGCGCGCATTCATGCAACGCTGCCGGAGGATTACTACGGCATGTTTGCCTACGCCGATGCAATGGTCGTGCCGTTGGAGGATTCGCCGTGGCACGGGCTAAAGTCCAACCTTAAACTACTGGAGGCTGCGGGTAAGTCAATTCCGGTCGTTTGTTCGCACGTTGCGCCGTACACGTACGATGCAGACGCTCCGGTATTGTGGGCAAAAAATAAAGCCGATTGGTTTTCTCACATGAAATCCCTAATTTTGGATAAGTCAAAATGCGAAGAATATGGGCAAGCGCTCCACACATGGGCAACCGAAAGATACAACTTCGACATCATCAACGCTGAACGGCGGGAACTATACCGCACCCTTTGCGGCGCACCTGCCAGCGATGGAGTTATTCATGAAAACGGGGGAAATGATAATGGGGCCTAACCACATCAACGAAATACTAACCGCCTACCGCAATTCATTCGACCAGCACGCGCACGTCAACCTTCGATGCCCTGCGTGCGTTGGTGAGTTTATTGCGCGGGTATATCACAGACTGCATGCCTAAACAAACCCCACAACCCCAGCACCCCGGCACCATGCGCAAGTTTAAGCACTCCGGCGCAACGGGTGATATTGTATTTTCCTTACCTGCTATCCGGGCGAAGGGCGGCGGTGTTCTGTACATAACGATGGAACACAAGCAACGGGCGCAATCAATCGCTAAACTGATACGCACGCAGCCGTATATCTTCGGCTGCTATGTGGTTGACAAAGCCCCGGAGGATTGCATCGACCTTGACAGGTTTCGGTTATTCGCAGGGCATCACAACAACCTGATCGGAGCGCATTACCGGGCGTTGGCTTTGCCGTTCACACCGGAGGCGTTCGAGCCTTGGATACACGTGCCACCGATTGCAGAGCCGCCAACATGGGAGGGCAGTTACAGCGTGATTAACTACACCACAAACTACATGGATCCGGCGTTTGATTGGAAATCCGAAGTCGATTACTTGTTGACCATTTCCGAGCGTGTGCTGTTCGTTGGCTATGAGGGTGAATACAATCTATTCCAAGAACGTTTCAACACGGCGGCGGTATTCCATGACTGCGATTTTGAAGAGGCCGCAACGCTTATCAAATACGCCACGATGTTCACCGGATGCTATTCCGCTATGGCCACAATCGCACAGGGTATAGGCAATCCAATGCGATTGGTACAGGCACCCGGCCATACATGCAGCACCTTATTTGCCACCCGCGAAACCGTCATCAATGTATAGTCAAGCAGGACAAGATCGTTGGGTATTAGCTATGCACCCGCAACCGGGTAGTTACTTGGAAATTGGCGCATCGCACCCAACGCTGATAAACAACACGTACCTGCTGGAGCAGAACGGATGGAAAGGCGTATCGTTTGACATTGACCCGCAAAATCAACAACTATGGACGCAGACACGAAATAACCCGTTAATCATCACGGACGCGCTTAAATTTGATTGGGCTACGTTCTGCGATTTGCCGTTCGTTACCGATTACCTGCAAGTTGACATCGACCCGCCGGCGCAATCGTTTGAAGTTCTTCAAAAGATTATTGAAACCGGTGCGGAGTTTAAGTTGATAACCTTCGAGCATGATGCCTACACCGATGGAGGCGCAATTCGTGCCGCATCGCGTGATTATTTAACCAAACACGGATATACGTTACACACCGCCGATGTATCAACCCAAGGCATGGTATTTGAGGATTGGTGGGTGAACGAAAAATACATAAAGCTATGAGTATGGTTTACAGAAATATTGCAGAAATAAAAGCAAACCCTAAAAACCCTCGGGTTATTAAGGATGAACGATTCAAAAAACTTGTTCAATCTTTACAGGAGTTTCCCGAAATGCTGGAAAAAAGACCGTTGGTTTGCGTTACCGATGTAGATGGTAAGTTGTTTCCGTTAGGGGGCAACATGAGGTTAAAGGCAGCTAACGAATTAAAGATGAAGGAGTTACCTGTAGTAATGGCTGACGATTGGACAGAAGAACAACGGCAGGAGTTTATCATTAAAGACAACGTTGGCTTTGGTGAGTGGAATTGGGAAGAGCTACAGGCTGACTGGGATGTGGAACAGTTATCGGATTGGGGCCTTGATATTCCGCAGCAGTTCAAGGTTGAAGAAGAAGCGGAAGAGGACGATTACGAGATGCCTGATGAGATACAGACCGACATAGTATTAGGCGATTTGTTCGAAATAGGGCCGCACAGGTTGCTTTGTGGGGACAGTACCCAAACCGACACTTTTAAGGCGCTGTTTGGGGAGCAAATGGCCGATTTAGTTGTAACTGATCCTCCATACAACGTGGCTTATGAAGGCAAGACGAAAAAAAAGCTAACTATCGAGAACGACAGTATGGGCGATGGCGATTTTTACCAGTTCTTATACGACTTCTACACGGCTCTCGGTTCTTACACAAAGCCCGGAGGCGCATGGTATGTTTGGCACGCTGATTCTGAAGGTGCCAACTTTAGAAAGGCGATGGCTGATGCGGGCATAATGGTGAAGCAATGCCTTATTTGGATTAAAAATAGTATGGTAATGGGCAGGCAAGACTACCAATGGAAGCATGAGCCATGTCTATACGGGTGGAAGGAAGGTGCATCTCACGGTTGGTATTCCGACAGAAAGCAAACAACCGTTTTAGAATTCGACAGGCCACAAAGAAACGCCGAGCATCCCACAATGAAACCTATCCCGCTATTTGCTTATCTAATAGGCAACAGCAGTAAGCAGGGTGATATAGTTGCAGACGCCTTTGGCGGTTCAGGTACGACTATGGTCGCTTGCCACCAAATGAACCGAAAGGCTTATTTGGTCGAATTTGACCCAAAATACTGCCAAGTCATTATCGACCGAATGCGTAAATTAGACCCAAGCCTAACTATCAAAAAGAACGGCCATGCCATTTAAGAAAGGAGTTACACCACCCGGCGCAAAGCCTTTTGTAAAAGGGCAAAGCGGCAATCCGAAAGGACAGCCAAGGAAACTTGTAACGATATGCAGAGAGATGGGGTATAGCAAGGAAGAAGTTGCCGTAACGCTTCAAAACATGATTGCCTACACGCTTGAAGAATTAAAGCAGGTATATCAAAACAAAGAAAGCACTCTACTCGAACTTACTATTGCGGCTGCATTAAAAAAATCACTTGAAAAGGGGTCATTGTACACAATAGATTCCATACTTGATAGGCTACATGGTAAGGCTTCGGAAAAGATTGATGCAAAACACGAGGTTACTGAAATCATAATAAAACGTGAGAGTTGAGATAACGTTACCAAAACCGCATAAAGCACAACAGCAATTTTTAGATTGCCCGGCAAGATTCCGCGTATTGATGTGCGGCCGCCGCTTTGGAAAATCGTTGATATCTCAAAGCCTATCAATTGATGAGGGGATTCATGGCAAGTACGTTGCCTACATCACCCCAACCTACGCACTCGGCAAAACCTTTTTCCGGGAATTATGCAAGAACCTACCGGATCAAGTTTACCGAAAAAACGAACAGGATTTGCTTATCCAATTCGTTACCGGGGGATTCATTCGATTTTTCACAGGGGAACGATTGGACGCGTTACGGGGATTGAAGTTCCATCTTGTCGTAATTGACGAGGCTTCGTTTATTTCCGATTTAGAGGACGGCTGGTTAAACTCCATTCGGCCAACGCTGACCGATTACAAGGGGCGGGCGTTATTCCTATCAACACCACGGGGAAAGAATTACTTCTATTCGCTGTACTTGAAATCCGGCGAACCGGACTGGCAATCGTTCAAGTTTTCCACCTACGACAATCCACACATTGACCCGTCCGAAATTGACGCAGCACGGGCGCAACTGCCGGAGGTGGTATTTGAGCAGGAGTACATGGCCAACCCGAAGGAGAACGCCGCCAACCCGTTCGGTACGCAGTACATACGTGCCTGCATCGCACCGCTATCAACCAACCCGGTAGCATTCTATGGGATTGACCTTGCGAAGTCAGTCGATCACACGGTGATAATCGGCATGGATAGAAACGGCGAGGTGTGTTACTTCGACCGCTTTCAAAAAGACTGGAAAGGCACGCGGGATGCTATTATGCAGCTCAATCGAAAAGTACCCGTGATGATTGATTCCACCGGAGTAGGTGATCCGATTGCGGAAGATATGCAGCGTGAGTTCAACGCTATGCACGGGTTTAAGTATAACGGAAACAGCAAGCAGCAACTTATGGAGGGACTTGCCGCAGCCATCCACCGCCGGGAAATCACCTACCCGGACGGCCCTATTGTGAATGAGTTGGAGGTGTTTGAATATCAGTACACCGCAACGGGGGTAAGGTACAACGCACCCGCAGGATTCCATGATGACTGCGTGAATGCGTTAGCTCTTGCCAACAAATGCCGGATAGATCACAAATACACCGGTGTATATCAAATCTTGTAAATTCCGTATAATATCATGATGACAGTCGAAAAATTCCAGCAGTTAGCAGCCATCGCAGCGCGCGATGAAGATGAGGTGGATAAGTCCATCGCACTATTGCAATGTTTTACCGGCATGACCGAACCGGAAATCGAAGCTATGCCACCGGCGAAGTTCAACAGCCTAATGCGCAAAATCCGCCGCGATATGAATGCGCAGCAGTACGTGCTTCACAACACCAAACCCGAAAGTATCATCCGCGCCAATGGCCGTTGGTATAAACTCGATCACAGCGTTAGCACCGCTGGTAAGTATGTAGATGGGGTGTTGATGGGGAATGATTTAGTAGGCAACCTGCACATGATTTTGGCAAGCATGGCCACGCCGTTGCGCCTGACGATTCGAGGGTTTAAGCCATACGATTTGCCGCATGAAGTCAAAGCGCAGGATATGTTATGCGCTAAGTTTCGACATGCGTACCACGCCGCTGTTTTTTTTTACGCGGTTTACAGCACCTCAATGAGAAGTATCCAACCTTATTTGGCGCAGACAATGACGATGACGGAGGCAGCGAAGGTAATCGATCAGATGACCGCGCCTTTGGGTGGTTATACAATGCCGAAATGGTTAGTAAATTTGAAGGTATAAGCATCCCGGAGGTGTGGAAATTATCGCCGTATAACTTCCTAAACGATCTGGTTTTTTTGAAACGAAAAGCAAAATTGCAAGAAGACGAAATAAAAAAGCTCAATGCCAAGTATAGGTAAAGTTCAACAGGCCGCGTTAGATGAATTGGAATCGCTCGCCAGCGTTTCCCGTTCGGATATTGGTGATGTTGAACTGACCGTAACCGAACGAATCCTCACCGAATATGGGGCAGAGTTCAAGCTATTATTAGAGCAGTTAATAAAGTCCAAGCAGATCACGGCTTCGGGCAACTTGGCCGATATATCCAACCCGGAGGTGGTAACGGAGGCAGGCGCAACAACGCTGACGCTGCGCATGGTTGACTATTACGATTTTGTCAACAAAGGCGTTCGAGGGGTGAAGTCAAGCCGCAACGCACCGAACTCACCGTATAAGTTTAAGAACTACGGCGTGCCGGATTCGATGCGGCGAAGCTTGACGCAGTACGTGCAATCGGGTAGGGCTAAAATATCCACCGTCCGAAATGATCGCGCACTCGGTACAGGCTTGGAACGTAAAGGCGTAAAGGCTTCATCGCGTCCAACAATTGCGCAGCAGGTGAATACTTTGGGGTATTTAATCAAAGCCTACGGGATTAAGGAACGCGGCTACTTTGATGATGCGTTCGATAAGGTGTTCGGCAACTTCGAGGTAGTCATGCAAGAGGCCGTTGGTACTGACATAATTTTAACACTTACAAGAAAATGATAACCGTAATTAGCAACCCATCCGGCACGCCGTCCGCACAGGATAATCTATGGCACATCGCTGCGTCCGATAATAGTGGCAGCACGGGCATGAAATTCGTGTTTGATATCTTCGACGGCGGTACGCAGTTAGTTCGGGTAAAGCAATTCCCGGAGCCTACCACCGGACGCGGGTACTTCGATGCAGGCCCGGTTGTTCGCAATCAAATTACCTATGCATGGTTCACGCCGGGGCAGACCGTTTATTTGAAACAGCCATCCATCAACGGCGAAGTGGCCAAGGCTTATACAATCAAATACGGCGAAGAAGTATCGGGCATCACAACTACCAACCTTGCATCCGCAACATGTACGGCGTTTAATTGGGTGCCGCCGGTATTTGGCCGCAGGCAATCCGATTTATCGGGCAAGTTGAATAAATACCTGACCGACCGACCTGCAACAATTGAGGCGGATATTGCCGACAATGTTATGGTGCCGATTTACACCAACGCAACGCTGACGCTGAAGGTTGACACGTTCGATGCGTCCAATGCGTTGATAGCTTCCACCATCGACACGTCAGGGTATAACAACGCAGGATTTGTTCAGTTGAATATCGGAGCAGCAGCCATCAATGCGAGGCTTGGAACGATCGTAACCGCCGCCGTAAAGTATTACGATGTTTGGTTTAATTCGTTCGATAAAATCCGTGTGTACCTGAAATGCAACGGACGCTATGAGCCTATTTCGTTACACTTCATGAACCGATACGGGATGTTCGACACGGCGAAGTTCGGGCTTGTTTCCCGGCTTACAATGGACGTAGACCGCAAACAATACCGGCAACGGGATTACAGGTTTGGCACCAACGCCGTAACGTATTACGATGCTAACAACGTGTACCACGATTCAAGCGTGAACTACTTCAACGCGGTAGATCACAAGTACAAACTAACGATGGACGCGCCAACGGACGCAGAATATCAATGGTTATCGCAACTAATCTATTCGCCGCAGGTGTACGCGGAAATTGGCGGCAGCTATTACCCGGTTTCAATTGCATCGAACAATTACGAATACAGCACCTACGTGAACAACCGTTTGCGGCCATTAGAGATCGAAATCAACGTTAACCAACCAAGAAACTCACACTTACGATGATTCGCCTATTCATAGAAGATCAGGAACTCGACGTTGCGCAGGATTTTCAACAGCGTATCACCTACGCTATTGACGATTTGATGAACTTGGATAGTAAGGCTACATCATTCACGCAAACGATTATCCTGCCCGGCACGGCGAAAAACAACGCTTTGCTCGGTAATATTTTCGAGATTGCAAATTCAAACCTTACCAACGATGGCGCAAATGTGGGCTACAACTTCAACGCATCGCGGGCCGCAAAAGCTTCGATGCAAACGCACGGACTTCAACTTATCAAAGGTGTACTACGCCTACTTGAGATTGTACGTACCGGCGATACGTGGGAATACGAGGTCGCAATCTTCGGGGAACTCGGTGGACTTGTCGCCGCGATGGGTAACAAGCGGTTAACGGATTTGAATTTCAATATCTACAACCAAGGCTACACGGTTACGGGTATCACCAATTCATGGGCAGCAGCCGGGGCAGGTAGCGGTGTGTTTTACCCGTTGATTGATTACGGAAATGTATCGGTGAACAAAAGCGATTATCAATACCGTTCCATGCGTCCGGCGTTCTACGTTCGGGAGTATATCGACAAAATACTGACCGAGGCGGGGTATACATACGATTCAACGTTCTTCGACACGCCGTTTTTTAAGAGGTTAATAATCCCGCAAAACCAACGGAATTTCTTCAGCGAAGCATCCAACTTTTTCACCGGCGATCGCACCACGCCGCAGCTACTTGTAACGTCCGTTACCGGGCCGATTTACACATCTTCGCCGGTATTGTTTGACACGGGCTATATCAAAAACTTCACACTCGGTACAGGAACGTTTACCAATACATCCGGCGTTGCGCTCACGGTGAATGTATCGTTTAATTGCACGCTGAACTACTACTCGCAAAACCGGGATATGTTTTTCGTTGGATTTGTCAACGGTTCGAACGCAGGTACATTCGGCACCGTACCGGCCACGGGTAACACCACCCCGGCCAGTCGTTCCTTTAGTTTTTCTAAGGAATTTACAATCCCCATTGGCGGCACGTTCAGCGTTCGGTTAGTGCATCCAAACGATGGTACAACGCAGTTCTTCGATGCCGTTGTGAATTTCCGTTCTTTGCAGATTAACTCAACAATTCCGGTCGTTTCGTTAATTCAGATCAACGACCTTATCAACATGAACGACGTAATCCCGAAGGGTATATTCCAACGGGATTTCTTCAGCTCGATTTTGAAAATGTTCTACCTGCTTGTAACGGAGGATAAGTTTACCGAAAAGCACTTGCGCATTGAGCCATACGTAAATTTCTACACGGGCGAAGTATTGGATTGGTCAGATAAGTTAGACCGCAGTTCGGCTATTCGCATTAAACCCATGAGCGAAATTAACGCGCGGTACTACAATTTGAAGTACAAACAGGATAGTGATTTCTACGGCGAAGATTACCGCAAAAAATACAACGAAGGGTATGGTGATCGCATCTATGACAATGGATTAGAGTTCGCACGCGATACGGAAAGCGTGGAAATAATTTTTAGCAGTTCGGTACTATACGGCACGTCCGGGGAGGATAAGGTGGTACCGGCCATTTACAAGAAATCAAACGCCGGGGCAGCCGAGGATTCATTCGAACATAACATTCGTATCATGCAATGCAAGCGCATTACGGGCGTTAATTCGTGGGATGTGTTGGATGATACTACCGTACTCGCATCGCTTACGGAATACGGCTATGCGGGGCATCTAAACGACCCGGACGCACCTACATCGGATATTAATTTCGGCGCACCGAAAGAGTTCTTTTTTGAGATTACTACGGGCGATATCAGCGCAAATTTATTTAACGCATATTATTCACCGTACTTCGCTGAAATCACGGACAAGGATAGTCGTTTGTTAACGGGTAAATTTCGGTTAACGGATCAGGATATTTTTAATCTCGATTTCGCCAAGTTCATCTACATCGACGGGGCTTTATTTCGATTGTCTAAGGTGAGCGATTATGTACCGGGTGGGAATGAATTAACGGAGGTGCAGTTGCTCCGTGTGATTAACACCGACTATTAAAAAACCCCAACATGGATATGCCGGGGTAAACTGCTTAAAACACACATGAATGAGAAAACTGCGCGGTAAAGATATACAAAAAAATCGACAATGAAAAAAGTAGTTGCACTCGAAGTAACGGCGCAGACCGGGCAAGTTGAACAATCTGTGGGTAACATCCGAAAGGAGTTAAAAGGTGCGCAGCGTGAATTGATTGCGGCGCAGGCCACCTTCGGGGATTATTCCAAGGAAGCACTCGCAGCCGCAAAGCGTGTAGCGCAGTTGAAAGATCAGATTGCGGAGGCAAACGAAACGGCGCAGCTATTTGATCCGGGGAATAAATTCGCGGCGTTTGCGGGTGCATTAAACGCCGTAGCCGGAGGGTTTGCAGCCGTGCAAGGAGCGCAGGCGTTACTTGGTAGCGAATCCGAAGAACTGGCTAAGACATTGGCGAAGGTGCAGGGGGCATTGGCATTGTCGCAAGGGTTATCGGCGGTTGCTGATAGTGCTAAGGACTTTAACCGGTTGGCAGCCGTGGTAAAAGGCCCGGTAATTGCGGCGTTCACCACACTACGCGGCGCGATCATTGCAACAGGTATCGGTGCGCTTGCCGTTGGTATTGGGCTAATTATTGCCAACTTCGACAAACTCAAAAATTCATCCGGTATAATCGGTAAAATATTCCGGGGGATAGGCGATGCAATCGAATTCGTTACAGGCAAAATCGAAGACCTGACCGATTGGCTTGGCATTACAGCCAGCGCGGAAGAAGAAGCGGCGGCGCGTACTAAGGCCGCAGCCGAACGGCAGAAGAACGCAAAGGAGGCCGCGTACAATGCGGAACTCGCCATCGCACGTGCAACGGGTAAAGGTGTGGAAGAAATCGAAGCCCGCAAACGCAAAGAGGTATTAAAAACATTGGAAACACAATCGCTTCAACTGCGTTTATTAAAGTCGGTTTTTGGCGATAACGCACCCGCGTGGATTGGCGATGCCTTGGCAAATATCGAGGTTGAACTGACTAAGGTGCGCACGGAGCAAAAGGTTGCTGAAATTGAACAAAAGAAAAAGCAGGATAGTGATGCGAAAGCCGCGGCAAGTAAACGGGCGTCGGACGCAAAACAGGCCGCGGATGAGTTAAAACGAAAAAAGGACGAGGCCGAAAAACAACGTCAACAAGAATTAGAACAACGTCAAAAGTTAGAGGATGAATTGCGCCGTGAGCGAATGACAGAAGCAGAGCGTGAATTGGCAGACGTTCAAGCGCAATACAATGCACGCGTTCTACTTGCAAAAGGTAACGCTGATTTATTGGTACAAATCGAACGCAGCCGGGATGAACAGATACGAGCCATCCGGGATAAGTTTAATTTGGATGAGGATAATCGGGTTATCGTTGAAAAGAAAGTAGTAGGGCAACAAATTGATCTGGTTAACCTTCGATTAGCGGCTGAAAAAGCATCCGCTGATCTTCGTAAAAGATTAAAGGATGAAGAAGAACGCCAACAAAACGAACGCCTCGCGGCCTATAAAGATTTTGCCAACAACCTTATCGACATCGTTGGGCGGCAGTCAACCGTAGGTAAGGCCCTTGCCATTGCCACGGCTACTATTGACACGTACCAAGCGGCTAACAGCGCATTAAAGGCAGACTACGGTATTTTCGGGCCGGTCGCGCAGGTCGCCCGGTTTGTAGCGGTAGCGGCTACTATTGCCCGTGGTATTCGCAACGTCCGGCAGATCGCAGCCACCCGCGTACCGGGTGTTGGAGGCGGTGGAGGCGGTTCGGTTCCCGCTCCGAATATTTCCGTACCTGCACCCATCGCACCCCAAGCGCAAACAACGCAGTTAGATCAATCTTCAATCAACGCCGTGGGTAACGCGGCAGCAGGGCGGGCGTTCGTACTAAACACGGATATTCAAAACAATCAGGAACGCATCGCACGCCTTAACCGGGCGGCACGCATCAACTAAATGAACACAACCAACTTTGCCCGTATTTTATTACGTGGCACTACCTATCTATGAGTTACGTATCAATCCGGAGGCGCAAGACGGCGCTGAAGTCGATTATATTGCGTTGGTTGACGAGCCAGCCATACAGCGTGATTTTGTCGCATTCAACGCACAGCGTCCGTTAACGTTCGCTATTCAAGATGAAGAAAAACGCATTATATCCGGGCCAGCGATGGTGCCGGATATGCTCATTTATCGCAACAGCGAAAGCATGGGTGAGCATTACGTGAAGTTTTCCCGGCAAACCATCCAAGATATTGCGGTTAAGTTTTTCCGTAAGAAATACACGTCCAACGTCAATCTTATGCACTCGGAGCAAATGCGCGTGGATGGCGTTACAATTTTCGAATCATTTATCACCGATACCGAACGCGGCATTGCACCCATGAAAGGGTTTGAAGATTTACCCGAAGGCACGTGGTTCGTTTCCATGTATGTGGATAATGACGCGGTATGGGGTGAGGTTAAAGCCGGGACGTTCCGAGGTTTATCCGTGGAGGGTTTGTTCGATTACACCCGGCCAATGACGAAAGAAGATCAACTACTTCAACAGATTGAGGCGTTGCTAAATGAACAGGTAACCGATTAAATGTATAAATAGCGTATGAAAGCAACAGAAATCATTGAAAAATTGCGCGTAGCGTTTGCCGAATTAACCGGCGCGCAACCGCCTGTACCGCCCGCCCCACCTGCGCCACCTGCGCCGCAGGTATTTGGCTATAAGTTAGCCGATGGCACCGAGATTGAAGTATCCGGTGAAGTAGCACCGGGCAGCGTTGTAACCATTGCAGGATCACCAGCGCCAGCCGGTGAACACGTTCTGGAAGATGGTACTAAAATCGAAGTGGCCGAAGGTGGTGTGATTACCGAGGTCGAAGCGCCCGAACCAGCCGCGCCTGTGGTTGATGAAGAAATGAAAAAGAAGCTGGATGAGATGCAAGCGGCGCAAGCGGCATTCGCAAAACAAACATCGGATCGCATCGATCAACTGATTGCAACCAACGAAAAATACCGCGAGATGTTCGCGCAAATGTTGGAACTGACCGAAGCATTGGCAAAGGCTCCAGTTGCACCGGCTGATCCTGCCGTTCAAAAAGATCAATTCGCAGCACAGCCTAAAGATTGGGCGCATGCTGCCAACCAATTAGTAACCAAAAAAACAAAATAAACGATGGCACTATCATTTTCAGGCATCGGCGTTTATACCAAGCAGAATATAGCGCCATTGCTTACCGAGGCTGTTTTGAAGGCCAAAACGCAGGAGATTGTTAAAGCGGGTGGTATCTTACTCCCACAAACAAAATCAAGCGTTGCAATCCCGCAAATGACCACTAACGCGCTGTTCCAAACAGATGGCTGCGGATGGTCACCAAGTGGCACAACTACCTTCACGCAACGTACCGTTACCGTTGGTAAAATTCGTTTGGAAGAAGCAATTTGCCCGAAAGATTTCGAGCAATACTTTACCCAAGAAGCACTTCGTGCAGGTTCAACCTACGAAGACTTCGGCAACGCTGATTTCGAGGCTGCTTTCTTAGCCAAGAAAAACGCACAAATTGCCAAGAACCTGGAGATCGGAATTTGGCAAGGTGATACCGCGAGCGGCAACACTAACCCGAACACCAATAAGTTCGATGGCTTGATGAAGTTGATTGACGCTGGTTCGCCTGTGTTGGCTAACGTTACCGGCTTTACCGGTGTGAGCGCAATCACCGCAATCAATCAGTCGAACATCGTTACAGCGTTACAAGCGGTTTATCGTGCAATCCCTGCCGAAATTATCGACAGCGAAGATTTGCATATTTTCTGCGGCAACGACGTATATCGTTTGGCGGTGATGGCTTACCAAACGCTGAACCTGTTCCACCACAACGTAAACGGCGATGCTTCGCAGGAGTTCGTGATTCCGGGTACTAACGTCAAGTTGACTGCGGTTAACGGATTGAACGGTACAGGTGATTTGTACGCGCTTCGCTTGTCAAACATTGCCTTTGCCTTCGATTTGGAAGATGAAGAGCAAAACTACAAAATGTGGTACAGCGAGGATAACAACGAAGTTCGCTTCCGCGTAGCGTTCAAGTTCGGTGTAAACGTTGCGTACACTTCAGAGTGTGTGGCGTTCAAGTCGACAATCTAATTTCTAAACCGGGCGGCTAACAACCGCCCACTTTTCATAACATTATGAGTTGTGCATTAACAACAGGTTACACGATTGATTGCCGCACGGCGGTGGGTGGTGTAGAGACTGTATGGGTAATTGCTAACGGCGATTTAGCAAGCGTTATCGACGCATCAGGCGTAGTAACGGCTATCACTAAGGCACCGGGTAAACGCTTCTACAAAATCGAAGTACCACGCGCCACGGCATCCACATCGAATGCCGGTACAGGTTCGCAGGAAAATGGAACGTTCTTCTTTACGCACCAAGTGGTTTTCCCGTTGAACAAACGCGATGCAGCTACCCGCAATTTGGTTACTACGTTGGCGAAAAACCGCCTGACGATTGTTACCAAAGAAATGGATGGCACGTTCCGGATGTTCGGTAAAGAGTTCGGATTATTCTTGGATTCCACCGAGGCAGGAAGCGGCACGGCGGCGGGTGATCGTAACGGGTATAACCTGACTTTTACCAGCGTTGAAAAGGCTGATTTCTTGGAAGTTTCCGCAAGCGTAGCGGCTGCATTGGAAACACCCGGATCGTAAACCAATCCTACAAAATTAAAGGCCCCGACCGCTTCAAACGGCGGGGCTTTTTTGATACCATGATAAATTTAGTAAAAGGCCAAACGCAACGGATATTCTTCACGGCTTCGGAATTGGCAACGATTCCAACACCGTATTTTTTATTCGTGGTAAAATGCCTATCTACGAATAAAGTCGTTAAATTCGTAGCGCAATCGGTAACTACAACCGACCGAAGCGATTCGTGCGAGATTACTACCAACACGAATTTTGCTACTGCTAACGAAGGCTACCACGCCTACACCATCTATCAGAAATCTGCACCAAACGATTTAACGGAAAGCGGCGTAATATTAGAACGCGGGTACATTAGGATTTATCCTGCATCAGCGTTCGAGTACACCGAATACCAAAACCCTGACAATACCTACACCGCATGAGTACCGGGTACGATTACATCAGCAATACGATCAGCGTAAAATTTGCGCGTGCAGAACAACCCGAATTTCGGGAGTTCAAAGGCTCGTCTAAGTACGTGGAGTTCGGGAAGAATAACGATTACCCGGAATACTTGATCGGGCTATTTAACGAATCCTCCAAACACGGCGCAATCGTTCGCGGGAAGGTACACTACATCGTTGGTGAGGGGTTTGAAAATTTGCCAGTATCGGGTATTGATTGGAACGGATTGTTAAAGGATTCCGCCAACGCCGGGGAATTGTTTGGCGGGTACTATTTACAGATTACCTGGAACTCGATTGGGCAAGTAGCTTCAGCATACGCTATACCTTATTCCAAAGTACGTGTGGCCAAAGATAAGGCTGCGTACTTCGTTAAAAACGATTGGAAGGACATTAAAGAAAAACCACGGGTTTACAAGGCGTTTTCGTTGGCTGATAAAACAGGTACGTGCATTTTGCAGGTTTGCGATTACAACCCAGCTACCGAAGTGTACAGCCGTCCGCCGTATTTCCAGGCACTTAACTACATTGAAAGTGATGTGCAGGTTTCCCGGCATATTTTGGGAAACGCTAAGGATGGGTTCGTTGCCGGAACGTTAATCAATTTGAACAACGGCGATCCGGTTAGTGAGGAAAATAAAGGCGAAGTTGAACGTGCGTTAAAGAAGAAATTCACCGGCAGCGAGGGTGATCGCTTGGCGATTATCTTTAACAAGTCCAAAGAAAACAGCGCAGAAATTATCCCACTTGGTCAAACGCAACTGACTAAGGAGGATTTCACCAACGTTAACGAACTGATTCAATCGGAAATCTTCGCAGGGCATCAAATTACATCGCCTGCGTTATTCGGCATTAAAACACCGGGGCAGTTGGGTGGGCGTACTGAAATCCGGGATGCGTATGAGATTTTTAACAACACCTACGTGCGCTCACGTCAGGCAAGTTTGGAGCTTGTGTTTACAAAGTTGATGCAACTATCCGGGCTAAATGTAGAGGCTAAAATTAAGCCCGTGCAGCCGTTAGGGTTTGAGTTTAGCGAAGCAATCATGGCAGCGAATATGACGCAGGATGAGATACGTGAAAAAATGGGATTGCCGCCGTTGCAACAGGTTCAGCCGGTGGCACCCGTTGAGGCTAACAGCGTACTAACTTCACTTTCCGGAAGGCAGTTGCAAAACATACAGCGTATTGTGCGCAAATACAACAAGCAGGAACTGACCAAAGAACAGGCAACGGCACTACTGAAATCCGGCTATAATTTTACAGACGATGATATTAAAGCATGGCTTGGCGAAGACGATGATCCAACTACACCGGATGGCATGCAATTCCGTTGCGCGTGTTCTGCCCATGATTCAGACGATGACCGGATGGTAGAGGAATTTTCCGCGTGCGGCGAAGATCGCAGCCAGTTCGAGGTAGTTGATTCCATCCCGGTACGTGAGGAATTTGCAGACGATTTGAGCACGCTACAATCGGATATTTTGGATTTAGTTTCCAAGGATAAACGTATCACGCCGGAGGTGATTGCCGACACGTTAAATGCAGATGTACGGGACGTATCGCGCGTGATGAATTTGCTTGTGCGTAAGGGACTAATGAAAACAACCCAAACGCAGATCGGTAGTGATACGATTGTTGAGCGTGAATTAACTAAGCCAATGAGCGAGATACGTAAAGTTGGCAACGTTACCACCACGGAAATACTAATCCGATACAGTTACGAAGGGCCGAAGGATGACCGCAACAGGCCGTTTTGCGCTCGTATGCTTGAAATTAGCAAGCGTAAAATGTGGACACGTTCGGACATTGAACAGATCAGCGAGCGATTAGGTTACAGCGTATGGGATCGCCGGGGCGGGTGGCGAACATTGAAAGACGGAACGCGAGAGCCTTACTGCCGCCATGAATGGAAATCAAATATTGTACTTCGCAAAACAACGAAATAATGAGCGCAAATATTCTATTGATAACACCGGCCACTATTAAAGATCGCACTTCGATTTCCAAGAATATCAGCGATAATCAAATCACGCCGCTAATTAAAGTAGCGCAGGATATTTTTATTCAACCGGCTACGGGTAGCGGGTTATTTCTGCGATTGCAGGAAGGTGTTGCGCAAAACAATTTGAACACTTACGAACAGGATTTGATTGATCGGTTTATCACCGATGCACTTGTATGGTACACCGTATCGCTAATGGTGCCGGTATTATCGTTTCAGTTGTTTTCGAAAGGTACACTACAGCCAACATCGGACGGAGCGCAAACGGTTAGCCGGGCGGATTTGGAACTTGTGGAAAATAAGTACAAGGCAATGGCCGAGTTCTACAATACCCGGTTAATTAAGCACCTGAAAGAGAACTACGTTAATTTTTATCAGTACCTTAATCCGGGCAGCGGTGTGGATGTTATTTTCCCGCAAAATAAAGCCTATACCTGCCCGATTTATATCGGTGGGGCAGATAGCACCATTTCCCGTGATCGTGCGCTGAATGGCAACGTAGGCACACCACAGCCGTACACGGTAGAATTTACACCGGCGGCGGGATTGGCATCGTTTGTAGTTGGCGCGTTGGCGGGTAAGGTGTTGTTAACTGCATCCCGTTCGGGATTGCTAAAAGGCATCACGCAATCGCCAACAACCGATACAGCGTACCTGCAAATTAACGGCAGTACCGTTACGTTGCCAACGGGTGATGTAACGATGGAAAACGAATTGTTCACATTCTTAGTTCGATGAAAAAATACAAACTAGAATACCTTAACCGGGTAAGATTAAAACATGACCTACAACCAATTAGTAAAAAGGCTACAAACGCTGTTAAACAGCCACGGGCAGATCAAAAAGGTGTACAACGCAACGCCAACGGAGATACTACAACCGGAGGGCGAAGTTGAACTACCGGCGGTGTTTTTCGTGGTGAACACCGGCGTATTTCTACCGGGTAACGAACGGCAGCGTGTGGTGCAAATGTGGTTCATGGATAAGTCCGGGCAGGAGAATGAATTTGAGCAGGACGTATCGAGCGACATGGAACAGGTGGCCGGGGATGTTATCGAAAGTTTGTACAACGATGGAAACCCCTGGAGAATGGATGAACAGGTATCGTATGAATTTTTTCGAGGTGAGTACGGCGATTTCGTTTCCGGTGTTCAATTTACGTTCAATATTTACACTATCAACGCAGCCGACGCATGCGATATGCCGTTGAAATCATAAATTTACAGCATGAAAAAACTAATTTATATCTTGTTGTTACTACCCGTTATCGGGTTTTCGCAGGTCTATCAATCGATGCCGCAATATGGGTATGGGCCTATTAAGCGTATGCAGTTCGATAGTGTGGCCACGTTGCCGTTGGGCTTGGGGGATTTACGTCAGTCCGCAGGTTTCCGCAACATCGGTCAAGTTCGGTTCAACACCTCCGATAGTTCGCTATACGTGTGGACAGGTTTTACATGGGCGAAGCAAGCCGGTGGCGGTTCGGGCGGCGGTGGTAGTTGGCAGGACGCGCTCGCGGTAGGTAATGTGGCTACCACGTTACCTGTGATTAATCGGTCGTTTCTCGGTAATTCACTCCAGTTCACCAACCCTGCGAATGGAAATGTTGTGAACTTTTTAATGGGTAGCGGTTCGGAAAGTACGCGGAATGTATTTGCGCCAATACGCAGCGGCCAGTTGGCTTTAGTTACACAACGTACACAATGTATAAATGATAGCCTATACGCATGGGATCAATCCGGGGTTAGGTATTGGACAGGAACGCTATGTACAACCTCGACAGGTAGTGCTATTGTACGGGCACACAACGGCTTAGAAGTTATCGGCGATAGCAGCGTGGGGATTAGGCAGGGGGCGTATGGGACGGCAGATATGATTTATTTCGACCCGGTTACAGGGGCGTTTAGTGCGGGGATTGATCCGCGTTTAGGAACGGCAGGCGTTGCCAGTTTAGCTATTGGGCAAGATAACTCCGCGTCAGGCAATTATAGCGTAGCGATTGGTGGAGTTAACACGGCATCAAATGAAGGTTCCGTAGCGATTGGGGGAGGTAATACCGGATCGGGGGCTTACAGCGTATCGATAGGCTACAACAACACCGCATCGGAGTATGCAAGCGTGGCGATGGGTTCGGGTAACACCGCGTCGGGGGATTACAGCGCAGCGATTGGGAATCAACTTCAAAATCCCAACGTTTCAAGCCTTGTTGTTGGAGATAACAACAACTCGGGGTACAACATAACAAACGACGTAGTATTTCAAGTAGCGCGGAACTTTAACAACCGCTTTGAAGTACGCGGCAACGGCCAACTACTTATTAACGATGGAACGCAGCAAGCCGGATATGTTTTGACTTCCGATGCAAATGGCGTTACGTCATGGCAAGCACCATCCGGCGGTGCGGATTCATCCGTGTTCTTCACGAACTTTCGAGCCGACACAGCGCGGGCGAATTACTACAACAATTTTATCAAAACAGGCGATGACGCTTCGTTACGTTCGCTACACGTTACAGGCACGAACGGGGCGGGCAATCTATTGCTACGGCATCAGGCGAACCCATCAACCGCAACCGGGCAAACATCGGCTTTATTCGCGGATAATTCCGGCAACCTTGCATGGCATAACGACAATTTATTTCGTACCACATTCGTAACAAATCATTTTAACGCAAACAGGGATATCCGCTTTCAAAACAAATCGTATACCGTTGCGGATTCAGCCGTTGTACTTAACCGCGCTGATAGCAATCTATACGTTACCACACATGATTACAACGTAGGAAAGGATTCCTGCTTAAGCCTACTCGACACGCGGGCAACGTCAGCGAATAACAACGGGTTAACCACTAAAGTATGGGCGCGGGGGCAGGGTGTGGAATCGATTACAACCACCT